TTATATTAGTGTTAAATAGTACTTTATTACCTAATTCCCTCGATACAATAAATTGGAATGGCTTACAATCTGTTTTTAATAGTTCTAATTTACTTAAAAAGAATTGAACATCTTTAAAAGCTCCACGATAAAAAGGTAATTTATTATGTGTAAATTCTGCTTCAAAACTTATCTCGGATAACCCTTCTTTTTTTAGTATGTTTACTTCTCCAGTATTTATCAAATCAACTGTTTTATTTTTATTTGTTATTTTTATTTCTAATTTGCCAGGTGCGATTGGTAATTGTACTCCATCTAAATAAAAGTCATAAGCCATTTATATCCCTCCTTTCTAAACTACTCCCTCAGCAGATACAACCATAGCGTCATTTAATTTTTCTGTTAGTACATTAACTATTCCATCTAAGTCGGCATCTTTATTTATGTTATTTGTGTTGTTCATGTCAATTTTAATGTTGACTCCTGTAAAACGGTTTATTGTTTCCTGTTCTGCAATATCTCTAAGATATTTTAAGTCTTCTTGACTTTTATCCATTGTTTTAGCCATTTTAGCTGTATTTCCTGCGGTATCTTTTGCTCCTTTTGCTGCATCGCCCAAAGGTGAGTTTAATCCTGCTGAGCCTATTCCATCACCTAATCCATATTTATCATCCCACAAATCGTCAAGACCTAAATCTTTTTTTGCCTTATCAGCTATTTTACTAATATCAAAAGTATCCTTTATTTTATTTTCTAAGTTTTGACCAAAGGCATATCCATTTTTAGCCCAATCTCCAACATTGTTATACTCTAATTGTTTAAAGGATTTATAACCTTTTGGCTCTGCTCCAAGCCATTTATTTAAGTCTCCTTTAGCTTTTTGCAATGTACTTGTAATAGACTTTGTATGACCAACCATATCAGCTTTTCCAAGTCCTAACTTATCTCCAAGTCCTCCAAATTTATTTAAGACATCTACAAATTTATTCCAAGCTTTTAATGCCCCATTAATTCCATCTATAATAGAGTTTGCTAAATTAGTAGCAAATTCATCACATCCTTTTGTCATAGATATAAGATTATTTAATACTGCTGTGGCTAAATTAAAAAATAATTTCTTTACTGAATAAACTGGATGGTCTAATACATTTGTAAAAAACTCAGCAAATGATATAAAAACATTAATCCAGAAAAATACACTATTTATAATAAATGCTGTTAAACCCGATAATGCTCCTGCAACAACGCCTACCGCAGATATACTTGTATTTGCGAAATGGTTAAAAACTGCAACTCCAACAAATAAAGCTACTACTAAAGCTATTATCCCTGCAACTACCCAAAAAATTGGACATGCTAACATAGCTTCATTTACACCCCATTGCCCAAGTGCATATAATACTAAAGATTTATATCCTTCTACTGTTTGAGTATTTAAAAGCATTTGAGCAAACATCACAACAAATTTAGAAGCTGCAACTAATTTTTCCCACGCCCACATTCCTGCTAAAGCTAAAGAATAAATTGCAATAGCTGCGACAACTCCATAAACAGCAGGCGCAATAATACTCCAATTTTGTGCAAATACATTAGCAATATTCAACGCTTGTGTTATCACCCAACCTAACGCTTGTGCTATCAAGCTAACACATACAATAATAGTGTTTGTAAAAGCTTGAAAAAATGGACTTCCTAATATACTTATAATTCCATTAAAAATGTTAAAAAACACATTCCCTAGAATATATAATCCATTTATAAAATTGTCTATAAAGGTTCGAAATCCCTTGTTAGACATAGCTTGTTCTATTTTTTTCTGTATAACACCAAATATCATGATTGCATTATTTTTAATTGAAGTCCAAATTTGAGAAAATGTATAAGGCATCTTCTCAAACTCTGCATTGGTCTGCTCTGCCGCTGCAAGTAATGAGTTTTTTACAATATCTGCTGTTAACATTCCCTCACTTGCCATGCTTCTAATCTTTCCTATATCCACGTCAAGATAATCGGCAATACTTTGTATTATATTAGGTGCTGACTCAAATACAGCGTTTAATTCCTCTCCTCTAAGTACACCACTTCCCAATCCTTGTGTTAATTGCAGTAATGCTGAATTTGTTTCTTCTGTTGTTGCTCCTGCGATTACAAATTTCTTGTTAAGTTGTTCAGCAAATGCTACTATTTCTTTTGTGCTGCTAAACGCTTTACCTGCGTTCATCCCTACACGTGTTACTATTTTAGCAGTATCCAAATAAGATGCCCTTGCTCTTTCTGCTGATTGAAATATCATTTTATTAAGTCCGCCATCTGATTGTTGACCATCATTTATCATGTTTAAACGGGCATTAGTACTCGTCATTTGGTCACTTAAATTAATTAAACCGCCAACGCTTCTTAATCCAATATAAGTCGCTACTAATCTTTTAGCATTTGCTACTAATTTATCTGTACTACTTGCAGCCTTATTTATATCCTTATTAAGTCTTCGCTGTTGCCCATCAGCTTCTCTTATTTGTTGTTCTAATCTATCAAACCCAGCTTCTGCACGTGCTAGTTCTTCTCTAGCTGTTCTAATACTATTAGCATCTATAGCATTGCTAGATGTTCTTTGTAATTGCTCGAATGAACTTAATACAATATTCATAGCATTATTCATGTGTCTAAAAGCAGGTGTCATTCCGTCGAAAATTCGGATAGATGTTTGTATTGTAGCCATATTTTAACCTCCCTCCTTGTTATTTTAGACACAAGAAAGGAGTAATCAAGTTGATTACTCCTTAAATTAACTATTTTATCATTTCTTCTCCATCAAATATGAAAGACTTTACATTTTTTCCATCACTTGTAAAAGTTATTTGAAAATCACTTCTAAGTATTGCTCCTAGCGAATTTTGAGAGTCTACATAAGACTGAACTACTATTTTTTCTTTATCTTTAGAAAATACCCATTCTGCTATATTTGGAAATTTAGCTGTACTTGGCGACTTTAGAATTGCACTAACACCATTTTGACATTGTAATTGTAATTCTGTTTTTTCATCAATTGTAAGAGTATAATCACTAACTTTAGAAACTACTTTATTATTTTTATAAAAGTCATTGTCAGCCCATCTGACATTGTAAACTGAATTATCTTTATTCAAATACAATATTATATTTTTAGAACCACCAAATTCAATTCTATATCCTTTTTCTCCATTAAAATGTGCATTATCCAATCCATCATCATGCTTTATACTCTCAAAATCTTCTATTCCACATTCTTTCAGTATATTAGCTATATTTTTAATTTTCTCTGGTTCTGTGTTTATAACCTCAGAAATTTTTTGTTCATCTTTAGACATTTTAATAACATCCGTTTTCTCTGTTTTTGCTTTTTTAATATGTTCTTCATTATTTTCATTAGCTACTGGTTCAGCATTTTGAAGTTCCCCTTTAAATAAACTACTATATATCTTTATATCTGCTATTATAACAACCATAAAAAAATATATTGCAAATAACCCTCCTACAATCTTTAGTATCTTCTTATTTTTAAATCCTCCTATTAACAATTTTATACTTACCTCTCCTAAAAAAGCGGCTATTGTAATTGGAAATAAAATAAAAGCCAGTACTCCAAAGAATATTTTCTTGCCTTTGCTCAAAGTTTTAAACTTATTCCACATAATATAATATCCCCCTAAATTATATTCTTTAACAATATTATACTATATTAGTAAAATTTTTACATCAGAGATTATCTTCTTCTACCCCTCTTTTTCTCTCTTTCAGATTCTTTCATTGCTTCCTCTTCATCCTCTATCTTAACAAGTATTGAGGCGGCTGCTAATGCTCTCTCATTAACTTCTAAATTCATATATTCACTAGGTTTCCACTTTAATTTTTGGATACAATAATGAGTGATGCTAGCATCAAAATCACCGCCCCTAATTAGTTTTTTGCTTCTTCTACTTTATCTTCAAATGTTGTATCAAATCCATTAACTTCGTTAACTTTTACTGTATAATTTACATACTCACCTGCTGTAAGCATTGTTTTTAATAACTGAGCTTCTCCCATCACTCCATAACTATTTTGGAGTTCGGCATCCTTTAAATCTGGAAATACTGTAGATG